CCCAAAATACGTTGTTCTCGTTCTTGAGCAAGTATAGACATATTCCAGGGTTGTCAATAATATTGGGTGAAAAGAATTTCTTAATTACTTTTTCGTTAATCGTAATGTTGATTAAATCGATTATGATCAGATTAGGAACAGAGTCATCTAGCACACAATTATCATATTATGTTTTAACTTATGTGCCTAAACCTAATGGGGATAATAGAACCGATCATCAAGCTAGAACGGAACTTAAACATACAGATGCAGAATATTATGCTACGTTGGTGCGAAGTAATGATATACCATCAAATTTCCTCTTCAAATTATTAGGTCTTACTAGAACAACAGATTTTCTTTATGCTAAATTAAATAACGCTATATTAATAACTCTTGCAACTTATTTTAAAACACAACATCCAACTCAATATCAAAACAAAATTAATAAGATGATTTTGTTCATCTTCAATACCAAATTTCAAAATTTACCTATAGAATTTTTATATCAAATTAGTTCGAGTGATGTATTACAATTGAATGCATCAGATCATGAAATATGGCAAAAAATAAATAGATCAGCAGGATCCACTTTTTCAGTCAATGTAGATAAAAGAGATACTTTAGATTTAAATGTAGGAACTCATAATGCGACCTTAGCTACATTTGTATTACATAAATCATTGATGTCCGACTCGGTTTTTCGCCAGCGGCCCAGCGGTATAACTATAGACGCATCTCAGTCGGCTATAGAGTCCAAGAAATTAGTCTTCCAAGAATACCATCAATCAAAGCTAATGCGTTCATTACTAAATTAAATTATACCAACCCCACTGGGCGAATTGTCGACTCTGTCCTTTTTGGATCTAATATTCAAGCTTTGTGCCCTGCTCCAGACACTTCTGATTCATTCTCAGCAATTCATGGACTCTTCAAGAGATCAGCTGTACTTACACCAGTCCCTGACCCTGCAATTATGGATCAATTAGAAAAATTTACTGAAATGTTTTGTTTAAAATTTTTAGAACCCTTGCCTTCTGATAGCGATGTATCTGTTGAAACTTGGTTAGCAAAAACTAATTATACTTTAGGACGTAAAGCTGACTTACTTAACAAACATGAACAAATCGTCGATCCTTTTGACTATAAAAATTATAATATTGATGGATTTATCAAACGTGAACGCTATAACAAATATAAGTACCCCAGAATTATATTTTCTAGAAAAGACAAGTACAAAACTTTGGTTGCTCCAATTTTTAACTTAATAGATAAAGCAGTTTTTTCACTACCATTCTTCATTAAAAATGTACCTCATTCAGAGAGACCTAAGCTAATTATTGATAAATTATCACAACAAGGAGCTAGATATAGATCTAGCGACTATGAATCATATGAAGCTCACTTCAAATACATCATGTTTAAATCTGTTGGTTGGGTAGTATATAGATATCTCACTCAGAAATTACCCTCCCATAAGGCTTTTATGTGGTATGTTACGAAGGTGCAAGCTGGATATCAATTTATTAATATGAGAGAATTCAAAATGGCTATAGAAGACACAAGAATGAGTGGAGACCAAGACACTTCTGTAGGAAACGGACTTTACAATCTTATTGGTACATTGTTTCTTTATTATCAGAATGTTGGAGAATTAGCTTGGGACCTAAAAATTTTTGTGGAGGGCGATGATGGAATTCACACTATTTTGGGCCAAGGCATAACACTTCAACAGTATAACTCTATAGGACTAACAGTTAAATTTGAGGACTCAGATCAAATAACTAACTTATCTTTCTGTGGAATAGTTATGGACTCTATTGACCTTATCAATACGACAGATCCTTTAGAATACATTGCTAACTTCTTTTGGCTAGATAGAAAATATTATAAAAGCACACCACTCAAGTTGGCGTCTTTGCTTAGAGCTAAAGCTTTCTCTGCACTTTTTCAGTATCCTGGTTTTCCTATTATTTATCCTTTGGCATTGACAGTGCTCGAAATTACAGGAGGAGCAGATATGAAAATAACCAGAGGAATGTTCTCAGATAACTATTCTCATGCAAAATTTAAAAATAACCTCAGAATGTACTTACGCAATCCACAAATGTACAATGTTAATATACCGATGAATACGAGGGGATTAGTGGAAGAAAAATATAATATACCTATACAAGTTCAACTTTATCTGGAGGATATGTTCCTAATACAAAAACGACTACCAATAATTTTTACTGACTTTGCTCAATCTCTTTTTGCTGATTATCAACAACACTATTATAACAATTACACTTTTGTAGTTGACGTGCACGATCCTACCAACTCTCGTTCATATGTTCAATGTCCTAAACCTCATCTTAACGAAAATTCTTTCATGTTGCAAGATTATAATGAAAGAACAATTCACCAACATAAATACAATAAATTTAAGAGTGCTTATATTGCCCATAATTGGGAAGTTCCACATTTAGATGATATATAACTTGTTTGAGGTGATCAATAAACCTTCACTGAAATTTTAAATTGGGGTTCTAAGTGTGGAAACATTAGAATATAAGAAATTATTATGCCTAAACAAACCAAATCAAATCAAAAAAGACCACGAAGACGGCTTCCTCCGCCCCGTAGACGGGTTCGACGAGGTGCCATTCGTAATAGAAGATATATGGGAAAATCAAGAAATACGACATACAGAGCACCTGGTGCTTTTGGAAACACTATGAAAAATTCAGTTCCATCAATTACCAATCAAACGCCTACTAAAACTCGAATAGTACACACTGAATATGTTCAAGATATAACATCATCAGGGAATCCTTTTGCCTGTACTACTTTTAATATAAATCCTGGGTTGTCTAATATCTTCCCATGGCTTGCATCTATAGCACAAGGATTTGAATGCTATAGATTCAGAAAACTTCTTTTTATATACAAACCAAAATGTGCTTCAACTTCGACAGGTACAGTGCTCTTTGCTTTCGATCCTGATGCTGCAGATTCACCACCAGCAACTAAAGCTATCGCTATGACAGGTCCCTTTTCAGATGCTAACGTTTGGGCTCCTATGACCTTTTCAATTACACCACAAAATTTAAGTAAATATAAAGAACGCTTCATACGCTTAACTGATATTCCGAATACCGATATTAAAACTTATGATGTAGGATTACTCAATTTGATCACTCAAGGAAGTGGTTCGTCAGCAATTACATTAGGAGAATTGCATGTTCATTATGTCGTTGACTTAATGTCTCCACAAGTTAATACTTCGTCATTTAATTCCATATTTGCCTCGCAAACTTTTGTTAATAGCCTTTCGGCTCTTACTGCACCTTTTGGATCCATTTCATCCGCTGTTCAGTATTATGCAGCTAATCCATGGATTTATACTCCTGCAACAATTGCAGCTTTGGCAGGTGGATCTTATTTAATTTATAATGAATTTGTTGGAAATGGTTCTGGTTCGGCTACAATGTTTCCTACTTATAATTTAGGTATGACCTCACTCTTGTCTTCTTTCGCGGGAAACAACAACATTTATGACTCTATCGAAATCGTACAGTCCACAATTGGATCATATATCGGATATCCTTTCACTGGCTCAGGAGCATACAACTTAACTGGAGTGATTTCATGTGTTGCACCTTACGTGTATAATTATACAGCATTTGTACTCTATAAACAACTTAAAGAGGATTTACTTGCAGGTAAATTTGTTAACAAAGGTCAGCATGCTTTGGTTGATGCTGCCTTCCAATTGGAAAGTCAATTATCTTTCAGACAGCAACATAAGTATGATTGCAAATTGATAACATTACACTATGGTCAATCTACTACCTCTAAGATTTTGCTGGACTCTGACAAGACTCCTGAATTGACTTCACCTCTTGAAGATCCTAACACCACAGAAAATCTGTTTATTAATAATAATGAAGACCCTATAACAACTGATGATTGTTCTGTGTGCGGTTTGGATTACACTGACTGCAAATGCTTTTATGACATGCAGTAGTTTTCC